GCAATTGCTAGGAGAAGGTTCTCCAAGGTTGCTTCGGCTAGAGTTGTCTTTAGTGTAACCTTCATTCCCTGCTTGAACAGTTTAGCGGTATCTAGTAGTTGGTCTACCATAACCTCTCCAAAGTCTGGAGCAAATGAGATTTCAACACCGTTGTTTGTGTATCCAACGTTACGGAAAACATCTGAATAACGAAGTGATAGTGTTTCTTTGTAAGATTCACCATCAATGAACGTAGGGATGCTTGCCTTAGTTAGACCCTGGTTAGTGTCTACTGTTACGAATAGTGCTGCTGCACCAACGATAATGTTAGCGTTTGAGCCTCTTGTATATGCCATATTTATTTCACCATCTTTCATTTATGAATTTTGTGGTTCGGTGTTTCCTCTATATAATTATAGCATAGTTTTATGACTACTCTAATTCTAGCATTGTGTAGTCGTAGTAGATAACAATTTTATTACCGCCATAGGTTCTGGCTGAAGCAAAGTTGATGATATCTCTTGTTTCTTGTAATTGAAAGACTTTAAAACTATGAAACCTAAAGTTTGGCTCAAGACTTACACCCTCTACCGTAATAGGTCCATGTTTAATGCACCAATCATTTAGGTCCTGGGCTGTTTCGTCTTCGCCATCCATAAGTCTGTTTACTTTTTCAGTGATTTTAACCATGTTAATAGTAGAGTTTTCTGCTGTAGCATAGAAATAGTAAAGAAGTTGCTCACATTTAATGTGTGGAAATGGACCTTTACGCATTCTCATCATTCTGTCATAGGTACACATAACCCCACCTGGAGGAAAAAACTCTGTTAAATCGTTAATTGTAGATGGAGTAGTTGGAAAGAATGGCACTGTCTCAAAACCTAGGTCTTCTAACTTTTCCTGCAAGTAAGCATTTACCCAAAGTACTGGGGTATTTAAAATAGATGTTTTACTCATTCTTCAATTCTACCACCTTTAGATATCCACTCGTATCCAATTTTAAATCCCAAAGGCTTTCCCTGTTTTGAACCAGAAGCAAAATTTTGTTTATAAGTTCTTACATCTTTAAAATGTTCTCCTAAACCACTAGATATTAAAAAAGATTGAGAAAAATAGTTATCAAAGAAATCTTTAAGTGTATTTTCAAATCCACCTTCTGTTGCAGGTCCTCCTGGATTCTCGACAAAAATTGGTTTTTTAGTAAATACTTGTTCTCCATTATCATTAAAAGATAAGACACCACCTTTTTTTGGCTTTATTGTTATTGGAGACCCATTCTCCATAATAGTTGCTTTATTATAAAATGGTGTTGTTGAACCTTTAGAAAGTGAATTAGATTGTGACAGTGTATAACTAAAAGATATTAGACTATTGTTATTTACAATATATTCTAAATCAAATAGTCTTGCTTGTGGGCTTCCTGTTTCGTACCACTCATAAACATGGTGAAGTGTTTCTGGACTTACTCTAGCATTAGAGTCTATAAAGTTTTTTAGTGATTCTAAAACTGTTGCTCCTAGATTATCCATAAATTTTGCTTTTCCAGCATCTACACCTTCTAAAAATCCAATAGAATATTTGGCAATATTATTTAGGCTATTTACTAAATTATCTGTTTTAAAGTCAATTATCAAAGGTCTACCGCCTGATTCTCAGAACGTCTGAGCATGACTTTGTAATATTCTACCTTTCCAAAAGGACCAACTATAGGGTTTATTGTTGATATTTCAAAGAGTGTTGAACTACCAGAACGTGGTCCAGCAGACTCGTTATAAATTGTGTATCCATCGGAACTTCTAATATTAGTAATAACAATATTTGTAATAGAATATAGTGTGTCCGTGCTAGAGATTGTTGGGTCGTTTCTAAGTCTGCCAATGATAGAATTACTTATGTTGATGTTTGCTTCAGTATTAACATCTTGTTTATATTTGCTACCTGCCACATTAAAAAAACAAGCAACTGTTTTATCTAAAATCCATTGCTTCTTTGTGTTACCATAAGCCCCAGTTTCTACTATTGGATAGTAAATATCAGCAAGTAGTGGATATGTAAAGTCTGTGGTTTCGCATATCATTATAGTATTGCTGGCTTGAAGACATTGCCCTTATAGTTGTTAAGAATCTTATCAACAAGCATGTTGCCAGTTCCCTCCAAAAATTGTGGAGCAAATCTAATATCAAATTGGTCTGTGCTGTACTGAGTCACAAAACGTTTGTAATAATCGTTTGACCCACATTTTAGTTCTTCTATTAAAATTGTTGCTGCCCTTTCAACATCTGGTGGAATAGTCTTATAGCCAGCGTCAAGGATGAAAGTGAAGTCACTTCCTTCTGCAAATGCTGCATATCCAGTTCTTTGTCCAGCATGTACCGCTAAATCTCCAGAGGCTCCTGGAAGCCTTAGTGGAGTTGATTCGTTTCTATTGTATATTCCATTTGCCTCTACCCTAGCAATAGCAGAGTTATCTAGCAATGTTTTGTATTCGTATTCCCAAGTTCTAATGACTGTTCCAGCAGTAGTTATATTTCCTGTTGTTGCATTTGCAAAACTAAAAGATGTTGCTGTTGGAACCGCTGTAATAACAAATCTTCCACGGTATCCTGTAGGAACAACTGCAGAAATAGTGACTACGTCTCCAACCTCATATCCATGAGCAATTGGTGTTGTTAGTGTGACAGTTCCAGAAGATGTTGTAGGTGTTTGAGTTGGTAGTGTTATGGCAAAATCTTCACCATTATAAATAAGAACATTGTTCTCATATACTTTTAAAACTTTGTTTACATTATGCCAGATTGGAAAATAATCTCCACCCTGACCTTCTTTGACGATAACAAGTTTGTGATTATAAAAAGCATCTCCATTTGCAGAATGGTCTAGAATATAACCATCAATAATTGACCTTGCAATAATTTCCCATTTTTTGTATTCAGCGATTTCATCTGCTGTAGATGCTAGTGTGTTTGGATTAACATATGGACGATAGACGCTTAGGTTATCGTCTATAACTAATTCTCCACTTGAATCTGTCACCTTAAACAAAAATTCACGGTCATACTGTACTTTTGAACGTGATAAGGTATATGATATCTGTTTATTTGCATCTGAAGTAAGCGTAGATGTTTCAAATGAGTGGTCCACCAAATCCTCTACATAAACAGAATATGCAGTGTTAGCCGCTGGCACATCCCATTTAGTTATAATTGGATAAGGTGGAACTCTCAAAACCTCCATTTAGGCAAATGCCTCCGCTACTTCTTCTGGAGTACATAGGCGAATGCCTTTTTGTGTTGTCCAGAAGTCTGCATACTTCTTTGGAACAATGTTGTATCCAACATTAATCTTTCCAAAACCGTCTGCGTATACGTTGCGTGTTGAGAATAGTGCAATCTTTGTAACTGCTGCTACTTCTTCAACCTCTTTCTTTTCTACCTTTGCTTTTCCAGCATTTGTGGTTGTTGAACCAATTACGCCATCTGCATTATGTCCTAATGTAGGAACGTCTCTTGTTGGTTCTGGTGCTACGATAACCTTTTCCTCAACTACTTCTGCTACTGCTTCTGCAACTGTTTCTACAACTGCATCTTCAACAACAGGCTTTGGGGTAGATGTCTTTTTTTCTTCAGCCATGATAAATCCTCCTTAGATTTATTTTAATTATACCAGATAAATATAGAAAGGGGGTAGAGAAATAAATCCCTACCCCCAATCAAAGGGTGACACTAAACAGAATTAGTCTGTTGTTGTGTCTGCGAATGCAACTGCATCCAGTTCTTCCCATGCAATTCCAAAGCGAACGAATACTGTATATTCTACAGTGTCCTTCTTTGGTACATAGAAACGGTTCACAGTGATATCTCTCTGGAAGCCCCAAATACGGTTCTGTGGGAACGTTAGGTCAACGAATCCTGCAGGGTAGTAAGGAACTTCAAGAACAGGTACACCTAGAACACGAGTCTGACGTGCTCCACCAAAGGTCTGGTTTGCACCACCGATGAACTCATTACGAGTGTTTTCGGTAGAACCAATGGTTGAGTAGACTGTAGCATTATTCTTAACGATGTTAGCAAATGTGTCTGTACCAGCATAGAACTTTAGTCCATTTGTGATGGCACGGTATCTGCGAGGCATAGCCAAGATAAGTGCTTGTAGTCTTTCAGTAGTCCAATCAGTGAACGCAGTGTTGCTTCCAACTAGAGTTGAGTTGATAACTTCGTGTGCACTTCCAGGGTTGTTACCAGAACTAACGCTAGGGCTAGTCTTCTCCAAGTTAATGAATCCATTCATAATGCTTAGGAACGAACCTGTTGAACCGTCACCGTTAATGGCTAGGTCTTCGATGTCGTTACCGAAAGCATTAGTCATTAGACGAACTAGGTGGTCCTCTAGAGCAGCACCCTC